CTCAATCAAAGATGGACAGGTAGCGTTTGGGAGTCCGCTCCCTTACGCTGCCTTTATCCATTGGGGTGTGAATGGCACCCGCAAGAATCGTCAAGCTCCATTCTCATACGGCAGCAAACAACCTCCCATAGACGCTGTGCTCAAGTGGATGAAGGCCAAGCCTATCCGGCTCCGCGATAAGGACGGCAAGTTCGTCAAGGCCACACAAAGCCGCCTGCGTAGTGCCGCATACCTCATCGGGCGAAGCATCAAGCGCAACGGCATCGCGGGCCTCAGATACTACGCCGTGGCCTTGGAGAGCATCGTTCCCCAGTACACCGACAAGTTGGGCGAAGCCTTGGCCCAAGACCTCGTAAAAAGCCTCTCCTTCAAGGTGGGCAACCTAACAATAAAACCCAAGTAAGATGTCTTTCACTTTTGCCTCAACCTATCCCGCGCCCCCTGAGTCACCGATTGAGCAGCGGCAGAAGCCGGTCGTAGGCTGGCAGGATTCACTCGCCACCTTGGACACGTGGCTTGTCGAGGTGTACGAGTACCGGCCCGATGACACCACCGTAGGTACGGCACTACTGGAAGCCTACGTTCGACCCTACGCCAGCAACACCAACGCGGCAAAAATTGACATCAGCGAATACATAGAGCACGTGGGGCAAGATGGCCCGTACAGCGCAGACAGAACAAAGAACTACGCCTTCCCTGCGGCCGAAGAGGTGTGCGTATTTTCCAATGCCACCCGAGGTTATCAGTTCCAAATCTACAGCGTCAACAACGGCGTGAAGAGCGCAGTACAGGGCACGTTTAATTACATCCCCATGAGCTTTGCCAAGAGGCAGAAGTGGGCGGGATTTAGGTATAGGGACATATTCGATTATTACCCTGTCTCCGCCACGAGCAAAGGATGGCTGACAGATCGAGAGGTAAACACGTGGATTCGCTACGACATGGCAGCACAAGACCAAGGTGTGGTCAACGCGCTGTACCTCGGCAACTATGACTACGTTTACCAAGGGGATGACAACACCAACGAAGCGAGCTGGGACACGGTGCGATATACGGTCTACGAGGGACTTACGCAGCAGAACGTTCTAAACCTGTCCAAGGACACAGACGCCAACGACTTTGGAGAGGCAACCCACACCATTCCCATCGGCCCCGCCAACATCGCTGACGATGTTAACTGGGCAACCACCTACGATATCAGTACCGAAGCGTGGGACTATATCGAGATTCGGCTTCTGGATAGCACCGACAGCGACGCGCAGAAATCGCGCGCGATTCGTGTGTATCGCGACTGCCGACCGCAGAAGCACACACCCGCCCAGCTCTACTGGGTAGGCACCAAGGGCGCCGAGATTCTACGCTTTGACGGGCGGGTAAATGATACCTACGACGTCTCAGGCAGAGAGAGCTACCAAGTTGTAGGAGAATATGCAGACGTGGGTGCTGGCACTATTGACGACCGCAAGACGTACGTGCCTGAGTTTCTCCAACAGGAGGCTGAGGGAAAGAGGAGCTTCTCCCTGTCTGAGGACTTCTTCACCAACGCAGAACGTGAGCTCTTCAAGAGCGCCGTCACCGCCACGCACATGATGGTGAGGTACGAAGACCAATGGTATCCGTGCAGCCTGAAGACAACAAACTACACGCACGTCCAAGCCTCTTCCCGGTTGGCTCCCATCCGCCTTGAAGTTGAAGTAAGTCAGGCTCTCCGATGCTGAACCTATATCTCAAAACCTCGGCTGATAAGTACGAGCGCCAAGATCACTACCAAGCCGAGCCGGTCAACTACGCGTTCAGGTTCTCGGACGTGCAAGATATTCAGGCGCCTGTGGGTAGCTTCTCGCAGACCATGCGCCTCCCCCTGAGCGTATCCCTACAGGAGCGGTTTGGTCTTATCGACAAGCCCGGATACGTGCCGGCTGACGACGAGAACGGGGACACAAGGACGGTCCTCTTCAAGCAGAAGTACCCCGCGGCCTTGGGCACCAACGGCACGCCCGTTATCCTTGGTTACATCCAAGTGAAGGGTGTGGTGACTACGGGCCCGCGTAAGGACGTGGAGGTAGTCTTCTTCTCTGACGGCATCAACATGACCAAGGCCGTTGGCGACAAGATGCTCTCCGACCTCAATCTCAGCGACTACGAGCACGAGCTGAATCTTGTAAACATCTCGCAGTCTTGGATTGGCGCGCTCTTTAGTGGAGACGTCAGATACGGCCTCATCGACAAGGGCTTCAATTGGTCCCTGCCAGATAACCCCCCTTGGGCAAGTGATGACGGACTATGGCAAGGCGAGCTCACGCCGTTCGTTCGTGCACGCACCTTGGTAGACCAAATCTTCGAGGATGCTGGGCTCACATACGTCTCTGACTTCTTCGACTCTACAGACTTCGGAAACATCTACCTGCCCGCCTACAACGGCAACGCCTCTATCAATGTCACCAACGAGCTTGACCAAACAAGCGCCGCCGGATTGGACGGAGACACCACAGGCACCACGGCGTTGAATGTGTTGCAGTTGGTAGATACGATTGACGGAGGTTACGACGTGGCCGGCAACTGGACGAACGCCACCACCTACAAATACACCTGCCCGTACACGGGTTACTACGACATGACATTCTCTTGTCGGTGGGAGGTAGGCGCTACGGTGCAGCACTTCGTCAAAATCTACCTGTACAAGAATGGCAGCTCCATTGGGACGCTTGTAGACACGACGCAAACTTCAACCGATTACGCGTTCAACCAAATTTCAAGAAGCGGTCAGATGGTGTGGGACGCGACTATTTTACAAAGCGCGTCAAACGCGGGGGTGCTTGACAACGAGTATGTGCTCGGTCAAGGCTTCCTCTTTGAGGCTGGCGACGAGATACAGATATACCGAGAGACCAACGGCATCTCTGCCAAGATTTACGGCGGCGACGGAGGCACGCCGACCGTGGGCGACCCCTCTACAACGTCCCTCTCTTTCATCAATGTAGGCCCTCCGCTCTCAGGTCAAGATGTAGACCTGGCGCAGAATATGCCCGAGCTAAAACAGGTAGACTTCCTCTTGTCGCTTCAAAAGATGTTCAACCTTGTGTTCATTCCGTCAGGGGTGCCCGACGAATTTATCGTGGAGCCGTGGGACGACTACTTCGACACGGGGACACAGATCAGTTGGAATAACAAGGTGCACCGCGACAAGAGCATGACCTTGCGCCCAACCACCGACATCCAGTTAAAGGAATATCAGTGGACGTACCGCGAGGGCTTGGACTTCATCTCTGACGCTGTAGAGAAAAGCCTCGACAGGGTGTACGGCGCCTTCCGCGTCCTTGACTCAGAAAACGACTTTGCTACAGGCAACAAGAAGATAGAAACCTCCTTGGGTGGCTATATCATGAGCGTTATTCCGGGCAGTTCCTTCCCTATCCACCGCAGCCTCAAAACCGATGGCAGCGGCATAGAGAATCCCGTGGGGATGCTCGCGTACTGGGGTGGCCTTGTCACCTCGTTTGGCGACTACTATGTGCGCGACGACACGGGCACAACTGTGGGCCCGAGCAACCAGTTCCCTTTGTTCTCTCCATACTCTGCGGACAACCCAACTATAACAGACCGGGACTTGAACTTCGGCATGGAGGCGGCCTTCGTGCCGCAGCAGTGCAACCCTCTCAACACTTTGTATTACACCTACTGGAAGGACTATATCCGGGAGTTGTACTCTGAGGACGCACGCACCTTAGAGTGTACCATCAGCTTTGACAACTTTGATTTATTGCAGTTCAAGTGGAACAACAAGTACTACATCGACGGCGCTATCTGGCGGGTCCTTGAACTCAACACAGACCTCAACGGGCCGGGCACGGCTACGGTTAAGCTCCTGAAAGTACAGGATGCCGGCGTAGACTGCGCAGATACCCCGACCGGATACGACGACAGGAACAACGTTATCCTCTTCAACAACTCAACCGGGGGCTCTCCCGACTACGGATCAGAGGCGTGCTGCACCAAGTACGGGTACCGGTGGGTGCGATACGTGGAGGGTGGTGTAGGTAAACAACGATGCAAGCCCCGCAACCAACAAACACAACCACAATGAAAGACCCGAAGCACATCATGAGGGCAATCGACCTCATGCAGGCAAACAAAGTCAAAGACGAGCTGCCTTGGTGGCTCATCCCCCTGGACTACACCTTGGCCCTCGTGTACCTCGGGTCGTTCTTTGGTGTGTGTGTGTTCCTCCTTAAAACCCTTCTCTCATGGCTGTGAGTAAACAGGAAGTAATTCTCGAATTCAACGCGGATACTTCTGACGTAACCAAAAGCCTTGGACAGGTAGAGCAGGGCATTGAGGGCACCTCGAAAGCTACGGCCGGGCTGACTACTCAGCTCGACAAGATGACCGGCGGGGCCGTGTCGGGTCTTCGCAAGTTGGGTGGAGGTCTTAAAACGGCTGCAACGGGCTTCAAGACTCTGCGTGGGGCTGTATTTGCTACAGGCATCGGGGCTTTGTTAATTGCCATTACCTCACTCGTTGCCTACTTCAAACGCACCGAGCGAGGGGCGCAGCAACTCCGCAAGATTACGGCCACGCTGGGAGCCGTTATGGACAAGCTTGTAGACGTTGTAATTAAGCTTGGGGAGGGCATCTTTAACGCCTTTACAAATCCAAAGAAGGCACTGACCGACTTTGCACAAGCCCTGAAGGAAAATATTATAAATCGCTTCGAGGGTTTGCTTGAACTTGTCCCAAAGTTAGGAGAGGCCGTGGGGCTTCTTTTCGAGGGCAAATTTGGACAGGCGGCAAAGACCGCCACCGACGCCGTGGGCAAGGTTACGACAGGGATTGAATCAGTGACAGATGCCGCCGCAAGCGCAGCAGAAGCGGCCGGAGATTTTGCTGATGAGATAGCACGCACCGCACAGGCGGCCGCAGATTTGACAGACCGTCAGAATAAACTCAAAGTCGCGGAGCGAGAGTTTCTTTCTGTACGTGCTCAGACAAACAAAACCATTGCAGAAAACAGGCTCCTTGTTGAAGATGAGACTCTTTCCTTTGAGGAAAGGATTGGAGCTCTAGATGAAGCTATTGCAGCCGAAGAGAGGACCATTGCAAAGGAGCTCGAATTTGCCCGTGAGCGTGCAGCCATCCTTGAAGAACAGGCCGCTCTCGCAGAGTCCGACGAAGAGACGAAGCAAGCCGTAGCAGAAGCGCAGGCGGCTGTGATTGAATTGGAGACGCGATCACTGCGGACACAGAAGAGGCTGGAAGGTGAGAGGCAGTCTCTTATTCTACAACGTGACGCACGAGCCAAGCAAGAACAAGCCGCCGCCCAGAAGGCCGCAGAGGAAGCAGAGAAAACAGCCGAGGCAGAATTGGCCGCGCGTCAGAAGTTGGAGGACGAACTCTTTGCACTTACCCTGACGGCTCAGGAGCGCGAAGAGTTGGCCGCACAACAGAAGTTTGATGAGCGTATAGCCATCGCCGGTGACGACGAAGGACTTATTAAAGCCGCTACAGAGCAACTCAACGCAGACCTCGTTGCCATCGACCAAAAGTACCTTGACCAAAAAGAGAAAGCTGAGGAGGCTGCAAATGCAGAAGCAGACGCAAAAAGACAAGAGGAGCTTGACAAGGAAAAAGCCAACGCCGAAGCCATCAGCGCCGCGCGTTTGTCCGTGGCCAAACAAACCCTTGGGGCCTTGTCTGCCCTGAACGATGCCTTCGCCGGTGATAGTGAGGTAGAGCAGAAGAAAGCCTTTGAGCGTTCTAAGAAGATCCAATCTGCACAAGCCCTTATCTCCACATACGAGAGTGCTGTCCAAGCGTTTAAGTCCTTGGCAGGTATCCCCGTTGTGGGTCCCGCCTTGGGTACCGCCGCAAGCGTAGCCGCTATCGCCTCAGGCTTGGCACAGGTGAAGAGCATCCAGAGCCAAACCCTTGGCGGTGGAGCTACGGCTCCCGCCCCTGCCCCGGCTCCTGCACTGTCCGCCGCTGCCACCGAAGCCACCCAAGCCCCATCTGCTCCGACGCTCGACCTTTCGTTCTTGGGTGACATCGCCACCACAGCACAACCCCAACAGGCGTACGTGATTAGTGAGAACGTCACGACCGCCCAACAAGC